CATCTACCTCGCAATCGCGGATTGAGTAAAGGGTAGATGATAAGAGGTCATTAGTTATAGCCATTGTCTTATCTCCTTATGGAATAGTTTTTTATATTAACCTAATAGTTGTTTATGATTCTTATTTGATATTCCCTGTGGGTTGTTATCTTATAAGAGGCAGAAACAACTACATAAAAGTATTCCACAAGGGAGGTTTTATTTTAGTTGTCTGTCCTATAAGATAAAGGGAACGTCAAGTTATTTATAATATGTTTTTAAATAATAATCTACTCTGGATGTATAAGCCTCTTTATCTGCTGGTGCTTGATAGTCGGCTGTAGCTTTTCCAGAGTATGACATTTGTGGGTATAGTTTTTCTTTTGCTTTTGATGCTTTTGTAGCAGCCAATGATAATGCAATATCTAATATAGGATTTGGATAGTTAGTCATTTCATTTCTAACATCATCAATACTATAAGTAGTTAACATTGGATTAGTTGCTTTTTCTTTTACTAAAGCTTTTAGTGTATCAAGTTCAGTTATCTTTGTTGGAGATACTTTGCCTAATATACTTGATGCTTTATCTAATATTTGATTTCCTTTCTTTTCTTCTGCAACTAAATAATCAATAGCATCCTGTATTCTTGTTGGTTCCATTTGTAAAGTTCCTCTTGCTATTCCTGTGTAGTTCATAGGATTAGCAATATAACTACTGGCAGATGAACCAGTTTTTGCAATATCTGCCTTTATTCTTTCAGCATCACCTTTAGTTTTTTGAATAGTTCTAACAGGAGCATTTGGACTATACCCACTTTCACCAGAACTTTCTCCATACATAACAGTTTGTAATGGAGTTGGACCCATCTTTGTTTCTGGTAAATCATAAATACCAGATAATAAAGTTTCATAAAATCCAATATCATCTAATGTTTTTATATTAGTTGGATATCCTGTTGGGTCTTTTGGTTTTAAAGGTTGTTCTGGTGCTGCCATATTTATCTCCTAATCTTATTGCTGTTTCTATTTACTGTAGCTGCTGCCTCTGGATTATTCTTAAACCATTGATAGGATTCCCATGCGTCTTTGAACTTTGGAACAGTTACACCATTTATGTTCTGTCCTGTTGAGGTTTTTCCAACAGCAGAAACTCTAGCCTTTGCTGCTTCTTTTTCTTTACCAGCTAACTCTGCTGCTTTCTGACCTTTAACTATATAGTATGCATCTTCTAGTTTAAGGTCTTCTCTCTGAACAAGAAGCTGTGCAATCTCTGTCTTATAGTTCATTAGGTCTGGATTTGCAGATTTAAATGCTTCTAACTGTGCTCCACGTTTAGCCTGTTCCAACTCTGTCTGAAGAGGATTAAGCATTTGCTGAAACATCTTTGCAGCTTCTTGCTGAATACGAGCCTGCATTCCTTCTTCAGTCCAAGGGTCATGCTCAATAGTTTTACTAGCAAGTTCATCTATCTGTGACTTAAAGTTTCCAGACAGAAGTGCTTCTCTATCACGAAGAAGATTTTGTCTTTCTATCTCTAGCTGTCTACGTTGTTCAGCTACTTCCTGTGTTTTCTGTGTAGCCATACTTCTTAAGTTTGCTACAAGTTTTCTTGCATCTTCTGGGATGGATTCAAGAATCTGATTGTATGGCTTAAGACCTTTGTGTGTCTGTCCCATGATTTCATCGTTACTGAAATCTGCATTCATTAACTCTTCTAGTGTGAGTGTGTAATCATTTGCTGTCTCTACAACAGGAGCAGCTTCACTTGAAGTTACTTCTGGAGTAGCGTCTACGACGGTTCCATTATCTTCCATTTTTATTTTCCTTTTTTTTAATATTAAGTTGCAGTAAATCCTATTTTTTCTTCCTTATACCACTTGTGGAGGTTAAGGCTGGAAGCCAACAGGTAACACTTCCAACAAGTAAGTATCTACATTCTGCTGGAGAAAAGAGCTTCGATGTTAGGTGATTCTTCTTCTGTTTTCTCCATAGCTACTGCATCGCCCATTGGTGGTTGGGTTGATGGAGTTTCTGTTGACTTTCCCTTCAAGAACTTTCTGAAGGAACTTGTCTTTGATAAGCGGTCAAGCTTTCCAGCTACTATCTGTGCTGCTTGGTCACCACCCTTTAAATCTTCAAGTGAGAAAGAAAGTTCCATTGGTACTTCTTCAGATTCAGAAGCATCCTGTGCTGCCTGTGCAATCATGGCTAATCCACGAACTACATCAACTGAAAGTTCTCTTCCAGTTACAGCTTTTAATCCAAAGAGTGGAAGAACTTTATTAAGAGCGGATACTAATCCTACAAGAACTTTAGGAGAAAGTATTACACCTTCTAACAAAGACATAAATCCAGAATCTTCTTCTTCCTTTCCAGATTCTATTTCTTTCTCTACTTCACCTTTCATTCCTTCCATTTCTTCTTTTCCGATTTCTATTTCAATCATAGGTTTAGCCATTTTAGTTTTCTCCTGTATTTGATTTTGAACTTTGGTCTACCTTTTCGCCAGTAAAAGTATTGGCTCCAAGTATTGCTACATTTCCTTCATTGCCTAGACAATCTTTGGCTGGAAGGATTTCTTCGATTGCTCTAACTTGAGCTTGTTTGCTACCACCATATTCAGTAACTTTGTCTTTATATGATTGTAGGATTTTGTCTTGTTCAGCTTTTATATTAAGCTCTGCTGCCATTCTATTTTCAATAAAGGAATCTCCACCAACATCTTCTAGCGGAATAAGTCCTTTAGCTTTAGCAATCTTTTCACGCTCTGTTGATGAATAATAAGTAGCACCAAGACCCCTATCAAAATATCCATTAACGCCCCACTTCCCTGTTTGGTCACCCCACCTACCAGCAGTTTTAGCGGGAGCAGATACAAGTCGAACCATTCCTTTACCACAAGTACAGGCTTGTGTATCTTTATCTGAAAATCTAACAAACTTCTCTTCAACTTTCTTACAAGTGTAACAAGCGTAATCATAGATAGGCATTTACTATACTCCCTCTGGTGTGGCTACTTCTGGTGTAGGAACTGAACCGCTTAACTGTTGAGCTAAAGCTTCTGCTGGTAAAGCTGGTGGTACTTCTGTTGTAGGCGCAGATTGTGATGGAGCCTGTGCTTGTGGAGGAGGAGCGGGAGTTTCTTCAGCAAATGTTTTAGGAAGGTCAAACTGTCTAATGATTTCTTCTTTAATCTTGGATGGGTCAATACCTAATCCCTGTAGAACTGGAAGAAGTTGTACCAACTCATTACGTTTCATTACAGAAGCAACAGGTGTATTGGATTGGTCAGAAGCAGCAAAGCGGAACTTACCTTCTAACTTCTCTGCGGTTACTCTGTATACTTCACCTTCAGCAATAACAGTATCTTCTGCATCTTCAGCTTTGAGAAGGTCAACCAACATACGAATATAAATCTGTGACATTAGTTCGATTGCTTCATCACGTTCTCTTGCCATCTTACCAATCTCTGAAGCTGTGTAGTTAGCAAGTGCAGCAACCTCTGTAGCTGTAGCTTTTGTTGCTTCTCCTCTTACGAATGGAGCAAGAACTGAACCTCTCTGCAAGTCACCTTCAATAGCTACTAGGTAACGGTCAAAGTTAGATGATAGAGGAACAACATCAACTGCTTTAATAATACCTTCAAGTGAATCACCATCAACAGGAATCATAGCACCATCAACACCAGCAGTAATCTTTGCAAGAGCTTCTTCATCTACTGCACCTTCTTTATAAAGGTATTGTCTGCTGTCTCTACGAATAGCATTTGCCCAGAAGGAACGAACAATATTCTTTTCAAATATTTGGTCATAGATTCTGTAGAGAGAAGAATAACCTTCCATTGGGCTGTCTGGAATACGTGAGTAATAAAGAGGAGCTAATGGTGGTAGAGGCTCATCATCATAAGTACGAACAGGAATAGGAGATACTTCATCAAGCAACTTTTCTCCTGCTGAATAGTTAGGCGACCAAATATACATACAGTCATACATGAGGTCATAGAGTTCAACCACTTCAATATATTTATATTCATCTGGAATGTCATTATCCTGTGAGGTTTTATATGGATTAGAATCTTGTTCAAAGTAATCTGACTTAACAACAGCTAGATATTTCTTTGCACCAAACTGTTCTTTAGCTTTTGAGATTGGAAGGAAATAAGTGTGACCTACATATCTTTGTTCAGTCCATTTAGATGCATCGAAATCTACAATAACTTCCCAAGGTGGAACAGGTCTAACAGAAACTCTATCAAAGATAATGGATGATTTCTTGTAGGCTAGTTTGAAGAAAGCATTTGGATAAATAAGAGACATACGAGAAGCATTCTCTAGAACTTGTCTTTGGTCATATAACCAACGATTAGCTAGAGCTTTTGCAACTTTGCTGTTTCCTTTTCTTACAGAATCAGAACCAACTTCTACTGCTGGAAACTTTGAGAAGAGTGATGCAATATAACCTTCGATGAAAGCATATCCATCAGCAACCTCTACACGAATATTAGTTGGGTCAAATGTGATATCCTCAAACTGTTTTGTCTCATACGTATGTTTTAGTTTACGCATAAGTGAAGTTTGATTCTTCCAATAGTTCTTGTGATTTGTATAAATAGTTCTTACAAGATTACAAGTTTCTTTTTCTGTTCTACTCATTTATTGGTTTCCTATTGTTGTTGATTTTGTCTATTCTAATATCTACGAATAGCATAACCGTTGTTATTGTTGATTATCTTTTCTGCTTTTCTGGACTTAACCCAATCTGGAAGAAATGGTTTGCTAGGTAATCTAACATTCTTTAAACACTGATAAGCTAGAGCAAGAGCAACTGCTGAATCTGCGTGTGCTCCATTAGCTCTAGTCAGTGATATATTATAATGTTTGTCTAGTTTGATGGACCTTAACTCTGATAAGGTAATGGAATCTATTCTATGTATAACACCAGTTCTAATAGCTTCCTTTAACTCTTCAAACATTATTCTTTTGTTTGATGCTGTTGTTGTCCAGAACTTATCATCACTTGTCTTCCAAAGATTAGAACCTTGTAGCTGTTGATTAACTACAATACCAACGTTGTTATTTTCTACAAGTATCTTTGCACCATTATATTCTTGAGAGATAGAGAATAACTCTTCAGCTAGTTCTGTTGGTGTTGTATTGTTGCAGCGAAATATAGCTACAGGTTGATTACTAGTTTTAGAAATAACTACAGCAACAGAATAATCTTTTCCTGTACCAGAACCTACGTCAACCCCAATAGCATAAGAGTCAGATGGTGTAGCTCCTTCTAATGGATTCCATCTATCTGATATATCTATTGTTTGAACATACTGTAAATCGTCTTCTGTTAAATAAGCATCACCAGATTGTGCATAAGCATCCGACAAACAAGCAGGGTATTCTCTCTTAAACTTATCAGCACCTAACTTCTCAATCATTAATCTACGCCAAGCTATTTGTGGAATAGTTATTTCATATTCTTCCATCAACCACTGTTCATCTTCTGTTGGCTGGAATGAATCATCTACATCTATAATGTATTCAGAATGTTTGAACCATGGGAAGAACAAATAGTTATAATCTCCCTCTCCTCTCATAGCTGTATCTATTTCTAAATGTAAAGGGTCACCCCAATAGTTAGCAGTAGATTCAATAATCATTTGTCCATTGTTAACTGCTGATACTGCTGTTGCTTTAAGTTCATCAGCGTTCTCACTAAAAGCAAACTCTGAAAGAAGAAGATAAGAACAAGTGAAGGAACGAAGCCCGCCTTTAGATGAAGCTGATGCACACAAAATAGTAGCACCGTTATAGAAGACAATCTTTGATGCGCTATCTTCTTTAAGAGGTTTACGTAGGAAGTTAGGAAGGTTCTCATAGAATGTTTTAAATATCCTTAAGATATGTCTGACAGAATCTATTTTGTGGGATAGCAGAGCAACAGTTATTGGTTGGCTGGATGTATATGCTTTCCAGAATAGATAAGCAGCTACGATTGTTGTAGAGCCTATCTGTCTTGGCTTACATACAATCAAATCCTTTCCTCTCTCTAACGCTTCTATAACTTCTACTTGCTCGTCATTAGGATGTAACAAAACAATCCTTCCAGATTTATCTTTAATCTTTAGACGAGAGATAAACTTAACAGGGTTATCGATAATGTTCTTTACGTCTATTGCTGAATAAGCCATTAGCTACTCTTCTTTTCTTTCTCTGCTGCTACCCATTCATCAAGCTCTATAAGGTTGGGAGCATCACCTTTTCTATGTTCAGCTTTTGTTTGCTGCATATCTTTAAGTGCTGACACAAGAGAAGTCAAAGCATTAGCTCCTAATCTATTCTCATGGTTTCCAGCCTTTGCCATTCTGTATTCATAAAGAAGCATCTCCCATACAGTAGATTCATAATCTCTTTTCTTTAAAGCTGTGATAACTTTATTAGGTCTAGCCATTAGTTAGTTCTCCTTTTAGTTTAGCCAAAGCACCTGTGTATATCTGATGGATTCTTTGTTTAGATAATCTCATAAGCTTACCTGTCTTCTCAAAAGTTAATCCATCATAACATATTGACTGAACTACTATAGCTTCTTTTGGTGTGAGCTTTTTTAAGATTTCATAACCATCAAAGTTATATTTATCTACTTCAACTTCTCCATCAATCCTTGAGATAATATCATCTTCTGGATTATGAGAACCAGCTAGTTTATCTAAAGCCCATTCTGGCTGAAATGTATAACGCCATTTGTCTTTCATAATATCTTCTTCCATTAGTGTTCGGTTCCTACTGTGACTTGAGAGAAATAAATATCACATGCATTCAACTTTGACTGAATAGATTCTATTTCTTTATTAATAGTAAATAGTTCCTTATTTAGTTTATTGTATTCTCTAACACTAATACTTTCTTTATTACCAGATTTTATTTCTGATATTCTATTTTCCAACAGAATACTTTCTTCTTTCATTAGATTTATTGAACCCCAACAGGAAGAATATATTGATATTGCTCTTTCATCTAGCAGGTCATCATCTTCACTATAACTAAAAGCTGGATGAAGTTTCATTCTCACCTCTATAAGTTAAAGTATTTGTTCAGCTTCTTGTTGGAACTTTCTGTTGGAATCCCTTCAGCTTCGCTGATGGAGAGTTTCACTCTCACCCTCCACTAGTGGTATAAGGAAGATTATTCAGTGATTGTTGCAACTCGAAATGAAAATAGTTTAAAAAAGATTTCAGTTGCATTCTAGTGCAGACGGGGTATAATGATGGTGGAGGTTCAATGAAGAAGTTTGAAGATATGGTAGGTAAATCATATTGGCATTATCCAAGTGGATTATCTGGTGATGAAAAAAGAATGGTAGTTGTTACATCTATTATTGAATATAAATCTATAAAAGAAAAGAAAGAGTGGGCTTGGGTTACAGAAACTAATCTCTTTGATTATAAAGATGCCATAAGAAATGGTTGTGTCTTTAATGCAGTTGATTTGTTTAACACAAATGTAGGAGAGTTTCCTTGTTGGGACTTTGAACTTTCAGAAATAAAATAAAATAATCTTCTTGCACTAGGGTGAAATCTATTATTTAAACTATATAGAGTATGGAGGATTTGATTATGGAAACTTGGATTGCAAATAAACAAACACTATACTTTCATATAGCAGAGAAGTTTAATAGATGGAAGAACGGAAGAGTATCTTTCTTATTAAACTACATGACCAAAGAAGATATGATTCAAGATTGTTGGATTGAAGTTACATCTGCACAACACTTACCAGATATAGAACTCATGAGAATGTATAATGGTTGCAAGGTTACTGAATGGGACCAGAACGAAATGATAAGAGGAAGAGTTAAAGTATCTGTAAAGAACTGGGTAGATAGAAAATATTTCAAACAAAAAACTAAAAATAAACAGGAGAGTATCGAAATGAAAAAGAAATATCATCAGCATATTGAGTGGGGCAAACTAACAAGAAGAAGCTTCTATGATGTTCTATCTTCTATTACTATCAGCAAAGAAGAGAATGTTATTATGCTATGGAAGATGGATTTGATTGATGATGCTGAAGCTATGGAACAGTTGGAATGTTCAGAGAGAACTCTTTATAATCGTTGGGATAAACTAAAGGATAAGTTTAGAGAAGCACTAGTAGCTGACCCACTTAAATCATTAGAACTATTCAGCAGAGTATCAGCAATCAGAGAAGATATGATGGAGATGGAAGGCGAATGATGTGGAAGTATATGACACCACAATGTAAAACAAAAGAAGGAGATTATAAGATGATAGAGATAGGAGATTTAGTTGAGTGGGCAGAGTTGACAATACATCCTAATGACCTCGCAACTATCTATCAGCGTATTAAAGATGGACAAAGATTAGATTGCATGATTATGAGTAACCTATCTTTATATGAAAAACACACAGGAATGGTCAGTAATATAGTAGAAAACCAGATAATGTTGATTGATTTTGTTGGACGTTGTGAACTGTCTATACATATGGAAGATGCTTATGAGAAGCTTACAATCTTAAATAAGAAATAGATTATGGAGTAGAAAAGAATAGGGAATGGTAAAACATTTTCTATTCTTTTTTTATTTATGGGTATTATATTTATGCGATTCAAAGAACACTTAAGTTCTATCGCATATAGTTCTATTGTTTGGTTAGCAGCTTAACATTAAAACGATATTTCAGCATCTTTTGATAACTTGTTTCTGTATTAAATAATCCTCTCCAAATAAGAACCCTCTTTGGTTGCCACGCCAAAGAGGGTTTCTTATTATCTGGTGATTAGATTACCATTGAGATTTCATCTTCAATCCATTGCGGTCCATCTTATCTATTAGCTCTCTGATTTCTTTTAGGTCTGACTTTACTTCTAATAGTCCAGCCTTTAGATTAGATAACTCTTCAGAGATTATAACTTCTGGTGGTCTAGTCATTACTGCTGGCTCTGCTGGGATTGGTCCTCCAACAAGAACGGAACCTTTAAGTTCCTGCTCAACATGTTTTAGTTTTTCCTGTAGTTCATTATCTGTGTATGGGTGAACGTTCTTTGGTAGGTCTTTAAATCTTGGCATTTGTTTTCTCCTTATAAGTTAATAGTTTTAAAATAACCTGCTTCATCGCAGCACTCTGGAATCTTTATACCTTTTGCTGTTCCTCTATTGATAGTAAACTCTTTATGTTTATTCTTCAATACATAGTTTGCAAAATCTTCCATGCGATACATAAATGCTTTTTTATTTTTTTGGTCTACATAAATCATATAATCTATTTGTTTTGGGTAGAGAAGATACTCTGGTATTGTGTTTGATTTTACCTGTAGAGTTTCTGCAAAGATAGTATTATAATGTGGTGCACCATAGGATTTAATCTCTATGGTTCTTACATATCCTTTTTCCTTATGGCAAATCATATAATCAAATGGCTCATTCTTATCTTGTGGTATTGTCTTACGGCAAGTCCAGCTCTTTGATTGTAACCATTCTACAAACATATTCTCTGCTCTTGTACCTTCATCTAATAGTTTGTTAAACTCTTCTTGTGTCATATTGTTACTCCTAAAAATAGATGATTTGTTTCATCTATATTTAAGTAGTAATAAGTAGTAGTTTCACCCTATTGTAATGTAAAAATAGTTAAAAATATTTTAAAAAAAGTTTTATAGTTTAATGCTTTTCTGCTAATAAAAAACTATATATAGTATACAGTTGCCATGCTGTATACTTTCCTTGATTGATTAACTCCTAAATAAGAACCCTCCTCGGTGTGGAAGCCTTGGAGGGTTTCTTATTATTTCTTATTTAGTTCCCAATGCGGTAGGTCTGGGAACTTCTTCCAATCTCCACCCCAAGATAACTCCCAATCTCCTTTCTCAAACTCGGACATTGAGTTCCAAGTTTCTTTTATTATCTTGGATAACTTTAAGAAACGTTCTCTGTCTGTCCAATCAATCGGGTATGGTACTATGTCTACTGCTTGTGCTGGTTGAGTATTGTGTTTAGATTTAGGATACTTAAGTTTGGAGTGTCCAGATTTATAAACTTCGTTCTGTTCTTCTTCATCTCTATACCCACAGAGTATTGTGAAATCTGGACCAACAAGAATAGCTTTACGCATTAATATCTGTAATGGTAAATGACATTCCTCTAATCTTTGTAGGGATAGTTTAGAAAACTTTGGCATTAGATAAAGTGAGTGATAAGGTCAGCTACAATATAAAGAATAGAAAGTGCTGCACCGACTTTAACTTTAACGTCGTGCTTCTTTCCTTTTGGTGCAAGAGTAACTGCAACTTCTCCAACAACAGGAGCAATCTCTTTTGCTACCTCTATTGCTTTCTCAATCTTCTCTTCTTTGGTTGGAACCTTTGAAACTTTCTTTGTTATGATTTGCATTACATTCTCTCCTTAATAATCTTAATGTCTGTTTTGATATCATCTATATCTACTTCAACACGCTCTTGTCTTTTTGCAAGTGAAGAGATTGTAGTTTCAAAAACTTCCCTATCCTTTCGGTGTTCCTTTAGTATTTCTTTTATATTCTCCTGTTGGTTTTCCACGTATTTCTGTGCCAATGGGAAGGCTTGTGTTGTGACAAACTTCCATACCCCATAGAGTACCAACATCATTACCGCAAGTCCCCCAAACGGCCCGCGAGCGGCTGCAATGAGCTGTTCTAACATTAGTATCCCCTCTCCTCTTGCGGCCATTCTTCCTCTATAACTAAAGGAAAAGTATCTCCCTCATGAACATCATCCATCATAGATGGTGGAATGATTAAGTAATAAGCTGAACAGTTATTCTCTTCTGCTATTCTTTTTGCTTCTTCATCTGTAGAAGTAGGAGCAAGTAATGTTCTTATTATAATAGTATTCATTCTCTCTCCTTATGATAATATAACTAATGCAATAGAACCTGCTATTCCATTAACACCATTTTCTGCTGCGGCACCAACACCAAAGTTAGAAGCATTACTTCCAACTCCACCAAATGCTGTTATTGTTCCAAGTGATGTAGATGTTTTTGTTATGATAGTAATATTACCTCCACCACCTCCACCACCGCCAGCACATTCAGCCACACCAGTAGATACACCAAGAGAAGTGGCTCCACCATCACCACCATTAGCAGAAATAGTTCCATTGTTTACTATTGTTTTTGAAGAAATCCAAACTGCTCCACCACCAGAACCACCACCACCAGATACAAATGTTCCAGATACATAGCCAGTTAAACTTATTGCTCCACCACCACCGCCAGAACCACCATTAAAGTATTTGGTTGTTTGTCCAGAAGGTATACCATCTGACCATCTTCCAATCCATTTTTGATTTGGTGTAGTTGCAGCAATAGCACCAGCTGCACCACCAGTTCTTGTAGATACGTTTCCACCTCTACCACCAGAAGGTAAAAGTTCAGCTGCATTCCTTGAGCAATCACCAGAAAAACCAGATGCAGTTAAACCTGCATTTCCGTTTGCAAGATTGTTAACTGTTACAGACCATCCTGCTCCACCGCCAGCACCATAAGCACCTAAATAGTTTCTTGATGCTATTGTTGCTCCTGCTGTACTACCAGTTCCGTTATTACCATTATCATTAAGTGAACCACCAGCAGCTATTGTTAGTGTATCATAAACAAAAATGCGGTGACCGTTTGGTTTAAATACTGTGCCTGTTGGGATTGTAAGATTATTAAAATGCATTTCTCTTGCAGCGGTATAAGTTCCTACAACTATGAGGTCACCATCAGATGCATCACCAAACTGTCCTGCAAAAAATAAAGCTGATGTTCCTCCACCACCAGTAGAAGTAATGGTTACATCACCAGTTGATTGGTTAATAGAAATACCTGTACCAGCAATAATAGATGTAACACCACCAGATGGTCCGAATACATCAACGCCTGTAGTAGACCCTGCCATTAGATTACACCATTAGTAGGGTCGGGCCAACTGGCTATTACTTCGCAAGCATCATCTAAATCTTGTGCATTATTTATTGACCACATTCTTCCATAACAATAAAGAGTGCCAATACCTTCCCAAGAAGATTTAACCGCATTAGAAGTATCTACCCAGCTAACTTCATATACAACATTTCCAACAGTAGGATTTAGTTCTAATATCTGTAACATTTTTTAGACCCTCTCCATTATATAGATGTTGAGCTTTTTGATTGCCCAGCTTGTTGAGCCTGTATTAACGTTTCCTGTTTTACCCCAAGAAACAATAGCCCACAAATCATTAGTTGATGTTGGATTATAACCACCAACGTTTGCATTATTTGCTGGAACCCATTGCTCAACTGTACCTGTGCCAGCAAGATTGATGTTGTTGTAATCTCTTACTGTAGCTGTTGAAGTTGAATACTGATAGTAACCATAGAAGCCAGAGTAGTATGTTGAGATTTTATTTGTTCCACCATTCTGTGTAAAGCTATTGAATGGTGCAGAGTTTAAGGAATACTGACCAAGGTTTCTGAATAGGGCTGCACCAGTTGGAGGAGAACCACCACCAATAGCTTCTGTTAAACCATTACCATAAGTTGATATTGTTGCAGAACCAGCAGAACCTTCTGAACGTACATAAGCTGTTTTAAATCTTGTTGGTCTTGTAGAACCACCTGTCCAGTAAGTTGTCATGGTTTGAGCGACACCAACATTAAGCTGTGATAAAGAACTATTTGTTGGAGTGTTAACGTTGGTAGTCCACATACCATCTACTTCTGCTTCTACTATAACAGCGTACTTATTAAAGTTTACATCAGAGTTAATCTCTGATGATACAGTTCTAATATCTATACCTAATACTGGAGCATGATTTGTAGACCAAGCAAACAAACCAAACATAGAGTTAAGTGTAGCTGGTACGTTACCTATTAGTTTACCACCAGAAATACCAATAGAACATCCAGTATTGTTTGCAATGTTTTTAATCTTTGCAGTAACAGATGAAACAGAAGAACCTGCTGCTGTAGCTAAAGTATAATCTCCATCAGCAGAAAATGCTTGGTTTGGTAAGGTACTAAAATCTATAGAGGCAACAAGTTTCGTGTTACCATCAGAAACTATTACAGTTCCACCACCACTACTTGTACTGAATACATCTGCTATTGGCATTAGTTAATCTCCTTACTCTGGTCTTGAGTATGTAATCTTTAGGTCTTTAACAGTTGCAGTTCCAGCATCTGTTTTAACTGTCCAGTAAACTGTATCAGTATCAAGGAATGCATCTACGTCTACCTTATAAACTACACCACCTCTTGCTGTGTTTGTATAACCAATAGCAATAGTAGCCTGTGTATCTGGTACAAGTATTTCATCACCAGTTGCATCTGGAGAAATGCGTAGTGTTAACTTTGAACAACCACCAGCTATAGCATGAACGTGAATATATACTGCTGATATGTGATGTGGATAAGCAGTAACGGTAAGTGGTAAACCATTTGGTGAAGTTTCAGTAACAAGGTCAAGAGCTACAGGTGCATGGAATGCAGTTGTTAAAGCCTGTGTTATTGTTCCTGTATCTGCCTGTTTTATGATGTATGCTTTTGACATTATTTCTTTCCTTTTTTCATTGGTTTCTTGGATTTGCCAGCTTTAGACATGGCTATTGCCACAGCTTGTTTCTGTGGTCTACCTTCTTTGACTAGCGTTGATATGTTTTTTGAGATTGTCTTTTTTGAAGACCCTTTCTTAAGTGGCATAGCTTGTCTCCTATTAGTATTGATTTTGTCTATTATTATTCTTTGGCATATCTTTGAGCTGCTGGAACTTCTATTGGAGAAATCTCTTTTATTTCTCTTGCTGCTGCTTGTCTATTACTTCTTTGGATTTCTTCAATCAAAGGAGCATCTGGATAAGTAACAACACCCATTCCTTTCCAGAAACTATTTTGCATAGTTGGGTCTGGTTCATATCCTTGTACTGGTTTGAATGATTGTAAGATTGGAGCATAATCCTGTACAGTTCTTCCAACACCAACACCAAGCATTAGGGATTTAATCATAGCCCAGTTCTTTTGTGATTGTTTATCATCCTTAACTATTCTCCATTGGCGTCCTTGATAGTAGCCAACAGATGGATTCTCTTCGTCATATGGAACAGCTTCAACTTGTACAAGTGTATTGAATGCTTCAGCAACTTGTTCGTTTGACCTTACATACCACATTAGTTTAGGGTCAAGATAAGTTCCAGTAGCTTTACCAGTTCTTAAATCAACACCTATTGTTGCTGCTGCTAATCCTTGTACATATGGATTTGATTGCTGAACAACTAGGTCAAGTAAGTCATAGCCTCCTTGTGTAAAACCATATGGCTCTCCAGAAACACCAGAGTAAGAAGCAGCAATAGCTACAGGAATAGAGAGATAGTCAATCATATCTCCATATGTTTGTAACTGTGGTGCTGCTGGACCTAATACAGCAGTTCTCTTTTTATTTTCTGGGTCTTCCATCATAGTTAGGAACATTCTACTTTCCGAATATTCTTTCATGGCATAACGATAATCCATATCTTCTTTTGGAGTACCAAATGTTTTCTCTCCCATATTGTAAATATAGGACCAGCCTTGCTGTTGTGCAAAAGCAACCTTTAATCTTCTTGGGTCTGTAAGAATAGATGTGTATACTGAACGCCAGTTATTTCTACGGAATGTCCAGAACCAGAATACTTTGGATACAACATCTTTTTCAAACTGTGAAAGATTGCCGTAGTCAAAGAGTGATTCTCTTGCTAGCTTAAGAGCTTGTGGAAGTTGTTCTCCACTCTTTAATCCGTTAATGAGAACTGAAGTTCTATACCATTGGTCAACAGAGTTTGCTAGTGTTGACCATACATTCATATCATTCCAGTTTATAAAGTTTCTTTGGATAGCTTTTGTGACAGCAGCCTTATCACCATACAAACCAGTTTTACCTGCCCAATCTATTGCTGATTGAATAAGTTGATTTGTTAACTCTGCTGAAGCTTGTGAACGACCAATACCACCTTCAGCAACAATCTTGCCAATACTTGATGAAGTATAGATTGTTCCATCAGCAGCAGTTACTAATATCTTATCTGTCTTTGCCCAAGCTGGAGCATATACCCATTTCATTACAGAAGATACTTCTGGAATAACAAGAGGAAGTTTAGCTGCTTGTCCCATACCAACAGTAGAAGCTACTATTGATGGACCAGTTAATAAGTTTGTCATTAAGTAGTTCATGTTTGGAAGCATGTGACCACCAAGCAAACCATTCTTTGCTATACCATTCATAGTTGGATAAATGTCAGATAAACCATCAAGCATAGCTTCTGTTGATAACTTCCTGTAGTATTCATAAGAAGCACCAATATCGCTAGTTACATAAAGTGGTTTACCAGCAATCAACTTTTCTTTTACTGAAGCTAATGCTTTCTCTTCTGCTGTAATCATTTCTGTTAGATTTGAGTTTATGCTTCTTTCTATTCTTTCAACTTCTCTAGCAACAACCTCACCATTAGCAGCAACAACTTGGTCTAACTTGTTTGAAGTTGTTGCAAGTGAAATACCTTCCATAGTTTCTGTAATGGATTTTAGGTTTGTTGCTGTAAATACTGGACGCTTAATACCAGCAGATGTTTTTGTTAGAAGCGGAATAGTTGCAGCCTTTTCAGCAACACCTTGTAAAGAACCAGCTAAAGGATTCTTTAGATTATTCTTTATGTCAGTTAATGCAGTTTGATAGAATAGTGCTGTTGCATCTGCTCTAGCATTAGTACCAAAGGTTTGTTTATAAATAGAAGCTGGTTCAACTCCGCTATCTTCTAATGCTCTTCTCATTACAGATGTAAAGAAGTTTGCATCTTTTACATTTCCAGCAAGAGCTAGTAAATCTCCAGTTTCTTTTCCAATAAGTGTATTGAAATATTTGCTTCCTTTTCCAGTAGTTGAAGAAATGCTTTGTACATAATCTCCAACACCATCAATAAGAAGGTCTTGAATAAATGTAGTATTTGCTCTTGGAGTTATAACTCCTCTTTCAACCATCCAAGGAATAAGCGTATCTCTAATCATGCCAGCTTGAACGATAGCTTCTGTTTCACCAGTAGCTTCCATCTTTGCTGCTATTTCTTCTAGCTGTGATACAACACCATTCTTTACAACTTGGAAATCATCAAATGCTACATCTTGTAATACAGCAGCAGATGGAAATAAATCTGGATGTTTCTGTTGGGCAGCTAGCAAAACTTCATCAAGAATATTTGCTTGTGCTTTTGTAAAATAAGTTCCAGTTACTAGTTCGCTAAAGTTCTCTGGCTTTATAACCATAGCCTGTTGAGAAGCTGAACGGAATGTTTCGTCAATAGAACGAATATTTGGATTTACTCTTCCACGGTATAGGAATACATCAGAGCCAGCTCTTGTTCTAGCAACATCTGTAGCTCCTCCAATAACAGAATCTATATCTCTAACAGCAATGTTTCCCTTTCTTGTTAGGATTTGTTCTATTGAATAACCATAGAAATCTATATGCATTCTTTGCAAAGAGTTGATAGCACCAACATTATCGCCTTTCATGATTGCTGTTTCAAAAGCATCAAGGTATGGTTTGAATGCTGGAGTTTCCATTAAAACAGTTACAAGATTTCTCATTTCAACAGTAGATACAGCCTGTGCATCTAGGTCTGTTATTCTTCCAGTTGTTGAAATAGAATCAATAGCGCGTTCATATCCACCAAACATAGCAGCTACGTTTGTTCTAAACATTTCATATGCACCAGCAGCTCTTGCTTCCATAATCTCTGCTTGTGTTCTTGGTTGTCCTCTGGTTACTTCTGCTCCACCAACTCTTGCACTAACGTCTTCAAGGTTTGTGGTTTTTAATCCACCAGCTCTTTGTCTTACAGTTTTCTCTGGTGTCTCTAATACAGTTGGTCTATAAACTGGACCTTCAGTAAACTCTTCAACAAGAACATTTGCAAATGCTTCTGGTCTAGATACTCCAGTTTTTCCAATACAAACTTGGGTTTCTCCCATTTGGACACGCATCTTTCTTTTGAATGTTTCAGAAAGAGAACCCATTCTAGCATTTACTTCATTAACTATTTCATTAACAACAGGATTTTTATTTGCTGGTTCTTCAA